CTTCCAATTCAAGAAGTTTTAATTAATTTAGTACCTGGATTCTCAAAAAAAGGACCTTTTAACAAACCAGTTAGAGTAGATAGTCCTGTAGATTTTGAGACAATCTATGGATCTCTTGATAAAAATTTAGAAAATAAGGGATCTTATTTCCATAGAACTGTATTGGATATGTTACAAAAAGGTCCAGTTTGGGCTTTAAATTTATTGAAAACAGATCCAAATAGAGACACTTTACAATGGGAATCTATTTCAGTGTCATCACAATATGATAATGGACCAAAAAATTCATCACCATATGAAAGATTTTTTAATAGACAAGATTTCTGGGAAAGAGATTCAGAATCTTTCATGGATGTTGTCGATGAAGAATATTCTAGTCACCCATTAACTCAACCAGACCCATCAAAAGATCTTTTCCATTTAACTAACATGGGCGATAAAAAATTCACAGCCTTTATGTTCAAATCAAGCATAACAGGATTTGACGTTACTGCTGAAAATTGGTATAACGGAGCTGATAAAGTACCTTTATTCATGAATCCTAAAGATTATATTTCTGATTATATGATTAGTATTTTAGCTGTTGCTGGTGACTGGACAGATTATGTTGCTTTGAGCACAGACCCATATTGGAGCACTTATTTTAATATCAGAGGTTTAATAAAAACAAATATTCAAAATTTTGTTAACGATAGACTGGTCAATGTCGCTGCATATTATGACGTAAGCTTAATTCCAAATTTTAAAGATATGTCAGGTAGAGATATGTATATCAAAAACGTAATTAATGCTGCCACAGAAAAAACAGGTCTTTTCTGCTACTATAACGAAGACGCTCTTCTTAATTCAGATTTTCCAAAAGGAGCAGTTGATGTAATTGGTAATACATTAGTAGGTAGTTCAAAGAAAAGTTTAGATTTTATGTCATATAAAGGATCTATTACTGAATCAGACATATTCGAACAAACATATTTAGATAGTCCCGGTAATGTTTTTGGTAATTATGGGACAAATATGAGTGGAGATACATCACTGTCACAAACTGGTAGAACAGCAGAATATACAAATTGGTATACTAATATTCATGATGACGGCATCACTTCACCATCGTCAGGATACACTTATATTACAAATGTAACTGGTATAAGTTCAACTACTGGTGTTTTAACATTAACAGTAGACGGTAATATGGCAGTTGGAGATACTATTTATTTTAATAAAACATTTAGTATAGTTACAAGTACATCAACACCATATTATATTATAGCAAAAAATGGTACTACATCAATAACAATATCTAATACATATGGAGGTCTGGCTTTAACGGGAATGGACTTTGGTACAACCACAAATATATTTGTTTATTCAATAAAGCGTAAATTAACCGATATGTATAATTATAAATATCAAATTGGAAATACTCAATATACATTAGAATCACCCGATGTTTTCTTTGGACCATTTTCTTTTGGATCTAATACAGGTGATACTCAATATAGATACGATGTTGTTTATTTAAGCACTGATAATACAAGTGCTCATGTTTTAAATGGAACAGCTTCATCAACAGCTGGATCAGCTAGCCTACCAAATTATTTATTGAATAATGAAAATACTATAATTTTGGGATATGTTTATAATATATGGAATTCTGCTAGTACAGTTAGTTCTTCATATACAGGAATTACAACTAAATCAACTGGATATGAATGGTATGATGGAACAGAAGATTATGCAATTTCTGGTTCAACATCATCTACATCAGGTTTAACTTTAACTTTTGTTGGTACTAAAGGATCAACTAGTTATTCAAATTATGATAAATTAAGAATTCAGAAAATTTTCACCGAAATAGAAACTAAAATTTTATTAGGTAAATCTGTTATTATAAATTTAACAAATGGTTATAAATATAATATCGATGATAATTATTTTATCTACGAAGCTACTACAACCGAAAATGCTAAAATTATAATATATTTTGATAGTTCGCATAATCCTACTGAATATTACGTTGATGGTAAATTTGTTATTTATTATATTGATAACGAATTTGTTCTTCCTTCGTTGTCAGCAAGTATAAGTTCTATACAAACTACAGAAGCTCCAGTAATTAATAGTAATACTTTTCCATTTGGAGTAGCTGCTAAATATTCTAGTTTTTATCTTGCATTTTATGATGGTAATATAAATAATTTAGATTGGTTCTACAAAAACAATGATACTGGAATGACAAATGATATTTTCTATTTGAAAATGTATATTGATGGAAATAAAAATTTAATAACTCAATTTTTATTAAATGATCCAACATCTAGCCCAGTTAATATGACATCTGGATCAAGTAAATGGGGCGCTAATTATAATGAAGAATTAGAAGTCCATTCAGATAAAGATAATATTAAACAAACATTGGAAATTGAAAATTCAATTTCAATTACAGATCTTACTAACACATATTATGTTTATGTTGATAAAGATAGATATAGTGAAATAACAAGAGGTTGGTATTTGGAAGCATATTATGATACTTCTTATTATGATTCCCCAGGTGAAGGTTATTTACTCGGTGAATTTCCAAGAAAATTAGTTAAAATTATTAATACTGTTGGAGATACAGTAGATCCTTCATTGAAAATTTTATACACTGATGGTCCAATTAAAATTTGGAATAACTCTGGATCAACTACAAGTCCAGATTATCAAACAATGGCATATAAGTCAATTGATAATTATTTTGATGAATATTATGGAGTGACATTAAATCCATTCGTAATACACCCAGATTCTATTCCAAATAATACTGATGCTAGATTAGATACAATAATGAGCACTATAGACAAATCAACTAATTTAGCAAAAGGTTTAGCTAATAAAAATAGAATTACTTGGAGATATATGGTAGACTCATTTGGACTTGGACTTACATCTAAATCTAAACAAGAATATGTTGATCTCTGCGGAGCTAAATTGAATTGTTTTGGTTTTATTAATATGCCAAGCGTTAGACAATTTAAAACATCTGTTAATCCAAGTTTTATTAACGACGATAGAACTATTAACACAGAATATATCAAAGAAGGCGGCAACCCTGATCTTAATCCATTGTTCACATATAGTTTTGGTGACGGCGTTGGTACCTCAACAACTGGATATTTCTTCCCATACGTGAAAGATGTCAACGACGATACTAAATTTATTCCACCCGCAGCTAAAATGGCAAAAGCTTATATGGCTAAGTTTACTGGCGAACTAGGTAGTTCATATCCATGGCAAATTATAGCAGGTCCTCAATTTTCAAAAATTAAAGATATATCATCTACTGAAATGAGATTTACTAACGAAGATTTAGAAAATCTATTCGCTATGGGAGCTAACCCAGTAGTTTATACACTTAATAAAGGATATAATATTAATTCAGAAAATACAGCTCAAGTGTATCCAATATCATCACTTAGCTATATTCACTCAAGAGAAGTACTTATCGAACTTGAAAATAGATTATACGATATGTTACTTAACTACCACTGGAGATTTAATACACCAGAAATTAGGGCCGAAATCAAGTTCAGAGCTGATCAAATCTGTAAAGAACTTCTCGATACAACAGCTCTCTACGATTTCAAAAATGTTTGTGATAAAACAAACAACACAGATTATCTAATAGATTTACAAATTGGAGTTTTAGATACTTATGTGGAAATAATAAAAGGAATGGGTATTATTGTCAATAATATTACTATTCTCAAAAAGGGAGCTATTCAATCTGGTGGATTTTTGCCAGCTTAATTTTTCAATTACAATTTTTAAAAAGGGAGACTTAGTTCTCCCTTTTTTATTATTTCAAACTTTATTAATTTATTTTAATATAAGTATTAAAAACTCCTAAGTATGAATTATAAAGATATAATTTTAGAAAAGAATGGTCCTTCAGGTCGTATGTTTAATGAAAAATATGTTAAAAGTAATTATGTTGAAATATATGACGAAGTGATTCAATATTGTGAGAAAAATTTAAATGATTTGTCTTTTAAAGAAAAAGTTTATCATTATGTTAATGATATTAACTATAAAATTTTATGTGCTAATCCGAATTGTAATAACGAAGTTAATTTTAAAAATTCAACTTTAGGATATTATAAACATTGTTCAATAGGGTGTATAAGTAGTAATCCAGAAGTAAAAAATATAAAAGAGATAAAATCTATAGAAAAATTTGGAACTAAAACTCCAGCTGAATCAGAAATAATTAAAAATAAAATGATTAAAACCAATAATGAAAGATATGGTAGTAATAGTCCTATGCAAAATGATGAAATAAGAAAAAAATCAATAAATACATTAATGAAAAATTATGGAGTTGACAACCCCAATAAATCTGAAGAATTGGTTAAAAAAAGAATAGCATCTTTTAAAAAAAGTGATCATAAAATAAATTATTTAAAAACTATGTTAGATAGATATGGTGTTAAATATCCTTATCAAGTTAGTGAATTTTTAGAAAAATCTAGAATTACTTTTTTAAAAAATCATGGAGTAGAATATCCATATCAAGATTTAGATATTATGAAAAAAACCATAGATAAAAAAATGAAAACTTGGATGGATAAAATTTTACTTAATAATTCTGATATTATAAATATAGATTACAATAACAGAGAATACATTATTAAGTGTGATTGTAATAAAGATCATAATTTTATAATTAGTTTTAGTTTATTAAAATCTAGGAGACAATACGCTAGTCATTTATGTACAGTGTGTTTTCCAGAATATTTTAATCAAACGTCTATGTTAGAACAAGATTTAATTAATTTTATAAAAGATAATTATGATGATGAAATTATTACAAATTCTAAAAAAATTATAAAACCTTTTGAGTTAGATATATATTTACCAAAATTAAAAAAAGCTTTTGAATTTAACGGTTTACATTGGCACTCAGATAAATATAAAAATAATAATTATCATTTCAATAAAAATGAGTTATGTTATAAAAAAAATATTAAATTAATTCAAATTTATGAAGATGATTGGAATTATATGAGAGATGTAGTTAAATCTATGATTTTAAACGAAATAAATAAAAAAATTTATATATCTAAAAATTTTGAAATAAAAGAAATTATTGACGTTGATTTAATAATAGATTTCATGAATAATAATTCACTAACTCACAATTATTATAATGATAAATTATCTATCGGATTATTTTATGATAATATTTTAATTCATTTATTAATGATTGAAAAAAATAATGAAAATTATGATATTGTAGGATTTTATAGTAAAAATTATACTAACATTAAAAACGGATATGAAATATTATTTAATTATTTTATAGAAAAATATAATCCTTCTTACATAGATTCTATAATAGAAAAAAATTGGTATGATGATATATATTTTGACTTGGGGTTTGAAATCGAATCAATAATAGACCCTGATTTTAAATTTATAATTAATAATAAAAGAAAATCTAACGGAGACGATAATAATAAAAAAATTTACGACTCTGGAAAAATTAAACTAATTTGGAAAAAAGATATTTAAATTTATTATTTCTTATATTTTAATCCTCATATGAAAATATGAGGATTTTTTTTTTTGAAAAAAAATGATTTTTTTTATTAATATATACAAATGAACAGAAGTAATATTAATATATAATATTAAAAGGAAATAAAAAATAATAACAAAAAATATGGGATTAGCACATTTCACTAATGTAACAACAGCAGTTAATATTTGGGAACCTATCTATAAAAGTTTATTTGAAATTCAAATAGATCTTCCACAACTGGTTTTAGATAATTTACAAGGAAGTAATCCAAATATAAAATCTATTTTGATTGAAAACGCCACAAGCGTACCTTTACCAACATACCCTAAAATAGAAGTTAAAGATCAAAGGTTTAAATATTCTACAAGAATATATCCAACACTACCAGCTCAAACTCACCTTACCGATCAAACAATTAAATTTAATCTCAACGAATCTGTTGATTTTACTAAGGGCATGAGTACTAACGCTAGCGGTGTTATCGCTGGAAGAGTACCAGTATTCAGAGCTATAAAAGATTGGTATGATCTCCTATGGAATAACGAAACAGGACAACTTAATTATAAAGGAAATCTTGTTGGATTAGTTACAATAGACGTTCACGATAAAGAAGGACTAGTTATAAGACGTGTTATTTGGCATAACGCTATGATAACATCTTTCACTGGTTGGGAAGATATAGACTGGACAGGATATGGTGATATAATGGATTTAAGCGCAACATTTGCGTGTGATTACTGGGAAGATTTCTATTACTAATTGAATTAAATTAAATAAAAATTATTTTAAACTCTTATCATATAAGACTGTAATGTTATTACAGTCTTATATTTTTTACAAAAATGAAAGATAATTATTGTAATGAACGTAATGAGTGAGCAAAAAGAAATTCAATTAATTGAAAGTAAAGTTTGTAGACTGTGTTGTGTTGAAAAAAATTTGAATGACTTTTATATTAAAATAAATAATCCTGATGGTCATAAGCATATATGCAAAGAATGTATGAAAACCATTCAAAAGAAATACAGAGAAAAACCAGGTTTTAAAGAGAAACAAAAAGCTTACGATAAAAATAGATATGAAGAAAAACGTGATGAAATATTAAAACGTAAAAAAGAATATCACATTGAAAATAGAGAACATATACTAGAACATAAAAAGGAATATAGAAATACAGAGGAATGTAAAATTAAAAACAAAGAATGGAGAACTAATAATAAAGAACGTTTGGCTAATCTTCAATCAAGTTACCGTGAAAAATATCCTCACACGATAGCGTGGCGTTCGGTTTTACACTCAACTCTTAAACGTTTGGGCACGATAAAAGAAGGGCACACGATAGATATATTGGGATATTCGGCAACACAATTAAAAGAACATATTGAAAAACAATTTCTACATGACATGACATGGGATAATCATGGAGATTGGCACATAGATCATATCAAAGCTGTTTCTAATTTCCCTGATGACGCTGATATAAAAGAGGTTTGTGCTTTATCTAATTTACAACCTTTGTGGGCTTTTGATAATTTAAGTAAATCTAATAGATGAATTTTAAATTACCGGAATCATAAATTTTATATAATTTTTTAGTAGAGTGATCTTTTTTCGATTTTCTTTTTTTATTGATAATATAATAACAATTTGGTGTTGTTTTTTCTATTAATTTGAATCCCAAAGAATTATATAATTCAATTTGATTAAAAGATCTATTAATTGTTGTTATGATATTTTTTGGTTTATAATTATCTAAGAAATATTTAAATAATTTATATGTTCCGTCTATGACATTCAAATTTATTTTGTTGCAAATTCTTAATAGTTCATATATTTCATTTTTTTTTATAAAAGTCATTAAAAATAATAATTCTTTATTGTGAAATATTCCTATTTTAATTGATGAATTTGTAAAACCTTGTAGATGATTATTTTCCAAAAAATCTTTAACTATTTTATTATTTTTTATTTCTATTATTTCGCAATTTTCTGCTGAAATTTCAATAGGAATTTTATTTAATTTATATAAAATTAATGATTTAATTATATCTTGTTTATATAACCAGTCGTCGTCATAAATATGAATTAATTCAATTCCTTTTTTTTCACAATCTTCAGTTTTATTTAAGTGATAATTTTTTTCTTTTTTTATTTCGCTATGCCAGTATAAACCATTAAATTCGAAAGCCAATTTTAACTCCGGTAAATAAATATCCAACTCATTATTTATAATATTTCTTGAATTTAAAATAATTTCGCCACTATAATTTTCTTTTATATAATTTCGTAGTTGAATTTCATAACCACTATTCATTGATGATGATATTGGATTACAAACTGTGCATAATATAGTATTATATATTATTCTATTTCTTAAAATATATTTATTTACGTTATATGTGTGATTTTCATTTTGATCACATTTTAACGTTACTATATTATCATTACTATCTATAATATTTATATTTTTATATTTATTAATGGTGAAATTATTTTTAATATCTTTAAATATTTTTGATTTACTATAATTATCTACGCCATAATTAATTATATATGTATCTATTTTTTTATTTTTAATATTTTCATTTTGAAAAACGTTACTAACACCATATATTTCTAAACAAGTTTTTTCGCATTTTTCTCTATTATTATAATTTTCATCGCCGTATTTAATTCTTTTAGTTTCTTTTATTTTTTCAAAGTTAACATAATTTTCATTATCGTATTTAATTTTTTTAGTATTTTTTGTTTTTTGAATATTTACATTTAATTTAGCTGGTTCATCAACACCATATTTATCTATGTTATTTTCTTTTCTTTTTTGTTTTATAACATCAGACTGTATAGCATATTCTACTCCGTATCTAATTATAGATGTTTTTTTGGATTTAATTTTACTACATACTGGACAAGTATATAAGTTATCATTTCCAATATTTCTAACATAAGAAAAATAAGTAATAATTCTTTCAATTTCACAAATATCGCATTTTACATTAACTTTCACATGAGAATTTTTAAACAAATCTTTGATTTCAACGTCAACATATTCGTTTATTTTAATATCATAATTAAGATTTTTAAAATATTTTAAGTTTCTGGGATTTCCTTTTATTTTAATTTTTTCATCTAAAATCATATATTATTATATATTTAATATTAATTTTTGTTTGGCCAGTACTCCTTTAATATATAATAATAAAAATATAATATTTTTATGGAAGAAAAAGAAAATAAAAAAGACGCATTAGAAAGATTCATTTCAGACTCGACTAAAAATCAACCGTCCGATAGTTCATCAATTAATAAATTTAGTGGCAACGATTATGGTGATACTATGAGTTATATAACAGTAGATTTAACCGCTTTACCAACAGGTTTATTTTATAAACCTGGCACTATTATCATGATTAGAGCAGCATCTGTGTCTGAGGTACAAGCTTATTCCAGCATCGACGATTCAAATTACTTAGACGTGACCGAAAAAATGAACGAAATGTTATCTAGATGTATAAAGATTAAGCATCCTAATGGAATGATTGGTACTTATAAAGATTTGAAGGATAACGATAGATTGTTTTTAATTTTTATGATTAGAGAATTAACTTTTCAGAAAAATAGCAATTTAGCTAAGGATGCTACTTGTAAAAATTGTAAGCATGAGTTTAAAATTCAATTTAGAGCAACTCCTGGAACAGATTGTCCCAAAACATTTTCTAATTATGAAATAGATAAAGATTTAGAACAATTTTTCAATAAAGTTGATAGAACTTTCGATTTTGTATTAGATGAAAAAACTTATAAATTAGCTCCGCCTTGTATTAGTATTCAAGAAGTATTTTTCAAAAATATTAAAGAAAAAGTTCAATCCGAGAAAACTCCAAATGTATCTTTTTTAAAAATAATACCATTTACTTTATGGGATAGAAAAACTATTACAGATGAAGGTATTAAAGCCAAAGAAGATGAATTTAAAAATATGGATATGGATACTTTCTTGTTCCTGGATGAGGTTGTTAGTAAAATGTTATATGGCATTAAGGAATTAAAAATAAGTTGTCCTGTGTGTGGTGAGGAGGTGCACACTGATATGACGTTTCCCAAGGGGGCCTCAAGTATCTTCAAGCCAGGTGTTAACTTACTTGACAGGATCTCAAAGAAATAAAATTGAAGAATTAGAAAAAAATATTTTTACAGTTTTTACTGTTTCTTGGGAAAATTTAACCAATAATAAATTTGAATTCATGAGTCAATTACATATGCCAACTTATGTTATAGATAGTTGGCCTTATTATGAATTTGAAAGGTATATTAAGTTGTTAAACGAGAAAAATGAAAATGAAAAGAAAAGACATGATGATCAAGAATCTCAACAAAAAATGCCAAATATGGGAAATATGGGAAATTTGACCAAAAATTTTAGTCCTTCTAATTATAAATTACCTAGTTTTAAATCTCCATTTTAAAAATGGAGATTTAATTTTAATATATAGTTATATAAAAAAAATAAGGTGTATGAAAGAACTAGCGATGTTTGATTTAGATGGAGTTCTTTGGAATATTAAAGATGACGATATATGGATAATAGATAAAGAAAAACCATTTAAACCTCTTATTATACTAGATCAACTTGAGTTTTCTTTAATAACAAATGGAAAATTTAAAAAAGATGAACTTCCATTAGAATATAACGGTCAAAAATATTATGTTAGTAAAGACTTATTCGAAAAAATAAAGAAAAAATCTGGTAGCGATAATATAGAAAGATTTGGCATTTCTTTTATTCCTCTAGTCAGAAAAGAAATATTAGATAAAAGAGAAATAAGTATTCTTTCTCATAATATAGAACATTTAAGATATAATAAATTTATAGATATCGGACTTTTAACCGCTAGATCAAATCAAAAAAATCACGCTGACGTTATTAATAAATTGCGTTTAGAATTAAAGAAAATTGGTATAGAAATAAGTAAAATATTTTTTGTTGGTGAAGGATTAAGAATGGGGGTTGATTATAAAAGAAAAGTTTTTGTTTTATTGGAACATTTAGTTGGTCTCAAAATAAAAGATGGTAAATTCATATCAGTAAAACAAGATTGGTATAAAAAAGTTAGTTTTTACGACGACGATCCTCAAAATATTGACTATGCAAATGATGCTCAAATGTTTTTTGAAGAATTATTAAGAAAAACTGATGACGAATTATTTAGAATAATAATAGATAGAATAAGTACATTCCCATTAA